TTCCGAAACGCCGGTCGAGACTGCGGCGCTGGCCTGCTTCATGGCCGCGACCGCGCCCGCCGCGTTGCCGGTGATGTTTACATTGACGTTCTCAGCCATCGCTGTTTTTCCTTACCGAGCCAACAGGTGCCCAAGGCACAGGGTCGCGCGGGATCATATCGAGAAGCGAACCATCTGTGTCGCCGCGCGCGCCGCCGATGGAGCTGTCGCCCGCCTTCTTACCAAGGCCGAAATAAGAAGCCACCATCAGATGCAATGGTGGTGAAGTTTTTTGATACTCGTAAATCGCCAGCAACCGGGGAATAGTCATGTGCTGGTCAACGTACTCCCAAGTCCAGCCGGGGAAGCAGGCCAGCAAGTGAATGTAAATCTGATCCCAGTCGATCAGCTCGGCGCTGGCGTCACTCCCCCCGTGGCGGTCAGCCCCGACGCTTCCTTGAGCGCCGCGAAGAACCGATCCCCCGTGCGCTTGTCGAGCATGTCCTCGACCTGTTCAAGCGTCAGCTCCGGGTAGTTGCGCTTCAACGCCGCGAAGGCGATGTCGCACATTTTCCCGACCACTTCGCCCACTTCGTCCTCGTTGGTCAAGTCAAGATTCGCGAGCGACGCCAGCAGCGCCGAGTTGCGTCGAATAAAGCCGAAAGAAAAGCCGGGCACGATCCACTCGCGCCCGGCCATCTGAACGGCCACCCCCTCAAATGGCACGTCGTTCATGCTTACGCTTCCGAGGTGCTGAACTTGAGCACCAAGCCGGTGCCGTCATCCATCGCCGAGAAGTCGAACTCCGGTATGGCGAAGTCCTCGTTCTTCAAGCCGTAGTTGAATTTCGATGCGACGCATCGCGGCATGGAGAACGTCACGATCTTGCCCGCGTACACCACGGTCAGGTCGGCTTTGAAGAACGGCGCGTAACCCATCGCCACGTTGAGCACCGACTGCTTTGTGCCGGTCGCTGCGGTCGCGGTGGTGTACTGGTAGTTGATCTGCACCGGCACCGCCACGTCAGCCGTGTTGAAGGTGTACACACCCGTACCCGTGTTCACCGCGTAGATACCCGTCGCCGTGGCGGTCGCGCCGCGAATCATTGGCAGGCCCGTGTTGACGTTGAACACGCCCAAGTCCGCCGCAAACACACCAGAGCTCGGCGGCGCAATGGTGATCTGGAACGGGGTGGTCGGGATCGCCGTGCCCGCGCTGGTGTCGGTGAAGTTCGCGATCAGGCCAGCGGTGTTGCCCTGACCGAAGAAGATCGCGTTCCACAGGCCCGCGAAGATACGCGCGGGCTTTACCTTCACGTCGATCTTGGCCTTGCCACGGCCCACAGCTACGGCAAACTGGTTTTGGCCGTAGAGCTGCTTCACGTCTGCGCTGATGTCGATGCTGCCTTCCTGTAGCACCATCAGCGGGTAGGGAGTCGGGTTGACGATTGCCGCGCCCGATGCGTCCGTGAGCTGAGTCACGTACATGTTGCCGACGCCGAAAGTGTATTGAGCCATGATCGTGTCCTCGGTGTTTTAAGCTACAACTAAGATTGAAATTGGAATGATGAAAACGCCTTGGCTGCCCAAGGTTCCCTCGTCGGTTGCGGTGTCGCCTTCGATCCAGCAGTGCTCGACGAGTCCGCCGAGATTCTGTTTGCCTGTGACAGCGTTGGGTGCGAGCGCGGCATGAACCGCGTCGTGCAACGGGTTGAGAATGGTGGCCGGGGCAACGTCCGGGCTGGCCCCCGTGTAGGCGTACAGGTACACGTCCACGTGGAACACGTACCGATAGGGCATACCCGGCGGCATGGGAACGGTGGTCTCGTGGCGCTGCGAGAGAAACAGCGCGGGCTGGTCGGCGGGCGGCGTGTCCGACCAGTGCTTGAGTTTGCGCGACGTGGTGACGAATCCAGCGGCGGCGCTGAGCTTCGCGTACAGCGCGGCGTAGATCGGCTCTCGTGTCATCGCGCCCCCATGATGTAGCCATCGACGGCCCGTTCGACTTCGGCCCTGATTTCGCCCTGTAGCTCCGTGAGCGATGAGCGAAGGAAGCTGCGCTCTGGCATGTTGATCTCGCGGGTGTGGGAGCGCACCGTGAACTTGTTGCCGAGCACCGATGTGCTCAGATGTTCGCGCACGCTCACGGGGCCTTTGAAGCCGAATTCGTGGATGCCCGCGTACTCGACGTTGGTGCCGACGCGGCCCGTCACCATGTCGCCCACAACCTCGATAGGGTCAGCGTGGATGGAGCGGCGAAGCCGCCCGGTGCGCACATGGAGCACTTGGTCGCTGAGCTTTTCCTTCGTGCGCGCCACCACCAGCAGGCACGCGCGCCCGATGCCCTTGCGCAGTGCTTCGATCAGCAAAAGCCCGCTGGCGCGAAACTTGTTCGCCGCCTCGGGGCCGCCGACGATGACGCCGCTTATCAGGGTGTCGCTCATTCGGGGAACACGCGCCGGTAGTTGTTGAGGATCGTGCGCACCGAATCACTCATGTCTTTGACCATGAACGTGACCGTTTCCCCGGCGAGGGACTTGGACACGTAGCCGATGCGGTCGCGTTCGCGGTATCGAAGCGAGCACATGTCGAGCACCGCTTGTTCAACGTCGAGCGGCGGAGCCGTGTACCCTGCGGTGTAAGTAATGGTCACATTGCGGCGCGCTCGAGAGAACGTGTACCCGAGCAGGGTCACGCCGATGTCATCGAACTGGAAGCCGCTGATGTTCCACGCGGTAGAAACTGGGATGACTTGCCCGCTGATGGTCACTGCCGAAACGGCGGTGAGCGGGTACTGTCTGAGAATCTGGCGGTCGCCACCATTGCCGTCGAGCGTTTCGGTGTACGCGGCGGTGAGAAGCTGGCGACTGATGTAGGTCTGCACGTACACCGATGCGGCTGTTACCAGCCGGGTCAGTAGCGCGTCGTCGGCGGTGCCCGTGATGTTGAGCCACGAGCGCAGATTCGCCACCGTGGTTAGATCAGCCACGTGGACACCGTGCATTTATTCAGCATTGAGAACTCCAAAAGCCCGGCCCCCTTTCGAGGGCCGGGCGCGTTGCCATCAGCCTTACGCCACGTTGGTGAGCACACCCATTGATGGCGGCAGGAAGTGCTGGAGCACCTCGTCCGCATACACGGCGTACTCGTACTTTCGGGTGCGAAGCGGCCACTCGATCTGGTAGTACTCCTGACGGGTGCGGATGCGGGCGATGTCGCTCACTCCGTCCACGTAGGCGGGAACCGCCGCCGTGTAGAAGAAAATCGTTCCCGGCACCATGTTCGGATGAACCACGATGTTGATAACGGTTCCGTCTATGGGCGACAGGTAGCTACCCACGTTACGACCCGCGACGAAGTTCGACGGGCTGTTCACGTCAGCCGTGAAGTACACGGCAGGGTTGGCCTGACCGAGAATCACGTTCGTGATCTTCTGGAACTGCACGAAGTTCACGAAGATGTGGGTCGGCTGCAGCCGGTACTGCTGGTAGAAACTTGCGAGCGCAGCGTCGATTTCGACGATACGACCGCCAGCGCCCGTCAGTGTGGTGCCGGTGCCCGGCGTACCCGTCGCCAGCGCGTTGTAATAGGCACCGCTGCCTGACTTGTTCGCCAGCGTCAGCAGGCCGTCGTACTCCAGCGCCGAGGTCGAGCTGTCCACCGCCGTGAGCGCCGATGCCAACTGGCCCGTGCCGACCAGAGCGGTGCTGAACGTCACGGAGTTGATCGTCGTGACCTTCTCCAGACGCTCCGCCGCCGCCGCGCCGCAGAACCATGCGTAGGCGTATGCGCCCTTGATGGGCGTGACCGTGGCGAACAGGTTCTGGCCGCCCGTGACCGCCAGCGAAGCCGCCGCAGATTTCTGCGCGCTGCCACCGCCGAAGGTGTCCGTGGTGCCGTCCGCGTTGGTGCGAACCACCTGTGCCGGGACGGTCGCCGTCGCCAGAGCCAAGCTCTGGTTGACGTTGCCGTTGTTGAGGCCCGCCAGATCCCAATACGCCTGCACGCCGAGCGCGACGCAGATGACCGAGTAGGTCGCGTTGCCGAGCGTGCCCGCGCCGCCCTGCGTCAGCGTCGGGGTGCCGGTGGTGCCGAGCGCCGTGCTGGTGTTGCCGCCGAGAATGATGATTTCTTCGGCGATCATCGTGGCCTGTAGCGACTGGAGGACGGCAGCGGCTTTCAAGTCCTCGAAACCGCGTGAGGCGTAGTCGGCCTCAAACGTGACGGACTTTTCCAGACCGATGCCCCGATACGCCGCGAGGTACTCCGTCAGCGTGTGCGTGACCGCACCGCCGCGCTTACCTTCCGCGACACCAGCGCGCATGGCGGTGGAGTTGATGCCGGTGATCGCCTTCCAGTTGGCCTGAATGGCGAAGCCACCGCCGACACGCGGGATCATGTTCCGCAGGGGCGTGAGCACCGGGTACAGCTTCTTGCTTGGGGCTTCAAGGTCGTAGGCTTGAAGGCCCGTGGTCGAGGTGGACGGCTGCACGAAATTCTTGGCAAGAATCTCGGCGCTGCCGGTTTTCTGCGCTTCTTTGAGCAGCGCGAGAGTTTCGTTGACGTTCATGGTTGAATCTCCAAAAAGATTGGCGTTACAGAATCAGTGAGGTGGATGCGCCGCCGTGGGGCGGGGTGGCGTTGGTGGTGAAGTTGGTTCAAAAGCGCAGCGTCATTCCGCCGCGCGCGTGGATGGACTTGATGAGGGTGGCCGCTTCATCCGGCGTGCCGTCGGTCTTGCGCACAGGTTCCGGCTCCAGTGCCGGGTCAGAGTGGGAGATGTCCTCGCCCTTGGCGATGCTTCGGAGCAACGCCTTGCCGGGAAGGGGCTGTTGGTTGAGCTTTGTGATCTCGGCGGCGAGCGATTCGACGCGACCGAGCAGTTTTTCGATGGTTTCGTCGCGCTTCGCCAGCTCTGCCTTCACGAGAGCCACGGAGGCGTCGGCAGGGGCGGCTTCAATCTTTTCCACGACGGGTATGGCGGGGTCGCTCGCGGGCGGGGCTAAAGCCGCCTCCGTCGCCGAGAGGGGGTCTGCCGGGGGCGGATCGGTCGCAAGCGATTCGGTTTTCTCCACCTCGGCGGTGGCGGCGGCGGCGATGGGGATGATGTCACCCGCGCGGCCCGTCAGATCGTTCTGGCTTCCGGCGCTTTCGGTCGAAGCCGGGGCGGGCATGAGGCTGGCGATCAGCTCTGAGGTTTCCTCGGTCGCCATTGTCTCGAAAATCTGCACGCCCGTGGTCAGCCACGCTTTGAGCTGCGCGGGCAGGGGCGAGCCGTCGGCCTCCCACGTGGCTTCGCTGGCGGCGTCATTCGCCATGCAGGCCACGGCGCTCAGCACCGTGGCAAACATCTGCAACCCGTCCATGCCCTTTTTGAGCGCACCGGCTTTTACCGGCTCGAGAGGCGGGGCGATGGCGGCCTGCGCGGCTTTGAGCAGCGCCACCGGGGAGATCGCTTTCTCGTTCATCATCGTTGCGATGGCTTCGATAGCCTCGGCGTCGGTGGGGGCGATGTCCTCGGACTTGTACATGGTGAACACCGCTTCTGGGTTCGCCGGGCGATCAACCAGCGAGACTTCAATGAGCCGGATGCCGGTGATCTTGGTGGCGTCGTCCTTGTCGCGGGCGGTGATGTTGCCGCCGATACTGAAACCCTTGTACACGCTGGTCGTGACTTTCTTTACGGCGATGGGATCAACCACATGCGCACCGAAGAACGTGCGCCCGTCGTCCTCGACGCGAACTTCAATGGCGGTGCCCGCAGCGGATTTCTGGTGCATCTCGCGCACCGCGCCGAATTTCATGTAGTCGGGGATCGCGGCCCTCATCGCGGCGGGGGTGATGGTCTCGCCGTCGGCGTCCACAGCGCCGCTCGATGCGTAGCCGTAGACCTTGATGGTGCCGTCGTCTTGCGGCGTGACCTTTTCGATGCTGGCGTACAGTTTCATTGCAAAATCTCCGTGAGTTTATTGAGCGCGCACCGGCAGGATGCCGCCGAGGTCGAGCCATTTCGTCGCCGTCGTAGTGCGCGCACCCAACACCACCACGTCGTAGTCGCACCCGTCGATCCCGCCCGTGATGGGCACGAGGTACTTGGTCGCGCTGGCGTCGATGCCGTTGCCGCCCGCGAGCATCGCAGCCGCAGCCCCGTCGGTGCCTGCGACCACTGTGATAGTCACGCTGGTCACTGTGCCGGTGAGGGTTTCGCCGGTCGCGAGGTCGGCTGAAAAGTCGAACGCAAGAACCCGCTTCTCGCCGACGCCCTTGGTGTTGAAGCGAACCGATGTCGTCATTAGCAGGTTCCTTTGACGGTGAAGCCGCGAGCGTCGAGCGCCACCGTGAAGGTGCGGCCCTTGATCGTGACGGTGAAGGGGCGAGCCGACTGCGACACCGTGAAAGCGCGCACCGGGAGCGACACGGAGAACTTGCGGGCGGCGAGCGAGATTGTGTAGCACGGGTCGATTCGATACGAGAACGCGATCCCGTCCACCGCCGAGCCGAGCGCCACGGTTGAGAGCGCCGCCGTGCCGAATAGCTGGCCGGGCGACGAACCCGTGAGAGCGCCCACCGTCTGAAAGGTGAGCAGCGAAACACCAAAGATCGCCGAGGGCGAGCTGCCAAGCAGGCTTCCGGTCGGCAGCCACAGCGAGAACGAGCCGCCCGACAGGGCACCCGCCCCGCGCATGGAACCGGTGGCGGTGTCGATCAACCCGAGGCTGACGCCCGACACCGCGCCCGTCCCACCGAGGGCGGCGACCGTCTTGGCGTCGGTGAGGGATATGCCGCCGAGCGCCCCTGCGCCGAGCATGGAGCCGAGCGCGGTGCTGACGGCAGCGGCCTCACCGGCCAGCGTGCCCGATGCCACCATCGCGCCCGTGCCCGTCGTGGCGACGAAGGCCACGCCCGAGATGGCCCCCGAGCTGAGCGCGAGCAGCGCACCCGTTACGGTGATACCCGGAATGGACGTGCCGCCCAACGCACCAGCGCCCACCAGTGAGCCTACGGTGGTGTCGATCAGCCCAAGACTCGCGCCCGCCACCGCGCCCGCGCCCGCGAGCGAGCCGAGGCCGGTCGCATGGGTTGCGGCCACGCCGGAAACGATGCCTGCGCCCACCACAGCGCCTGTGGGCGTACGCACGACAATGGACACACCAGCGACGGCCCCCGCGCCCAAGAGCGCGCCCGTGGCCTCGGCGGCGGGCAGAGCGGTGCCCGCGAGCGCACCCGCGCCCACAAGGGAGCCGGTCGGCGTGAGGGTGGTGATCGCATCCCCGGCCAGCGCGCCTGCGCCTGTCAGGGCACCGACCGACGTGAACCCGGTCGAGGTCGCGCCCGAGAGCGCGGCGGCGGCAGCGGCCAGCAGCGAGCCGATGGTGCTGTCGATCTGACCGAGACTCACGCCCGCGAGCGCACCCGTGGCGATCATGCCGCCCACGGTTGAGATCAACTCGCCAAGGCTCACGCCCTCGAGCGCGCCGGAGGCTTTCAGGTCGCCAATGGTGGCGATCAGATCGCCCAGACTGACGCCTTCCATCGCGCCGAGTGTGACCGTCGGCGTCGATGTATCGCGCGGCGAGGTCTTGAACATGAACCGCTTGCGCGGCTGGATGCCGGGGCCAGCGCGCCAGTCGAGCGGTTCCTTCGGCGTGCCAATATCGAGCGGGGGCGTAATTCCGCGCGGCGAGGTCTGTAACATGAAGCGGGCGGAAGGCTGGATGCCCGGCCCCCGGCGACTGAGGCTGTCAATGCCATCGGTGGCGGTGGTCAGCGCGGAGCCAAAGCCGCCGCCCGCCCACGCAAGGATTGCCTTGACCGGGTTTGAGAGCGTAGACGAGAAGGTGATACCCGGAACGCCGCCGGTCAGTAAGGCCGCGTTATCGACGGCCCTGAACACGAACACGTTGTTTCGATAGACCGTGTAGCGCTGGCCCTGAACCTCCAGCCTTGCCCAGTCGCCAGCCGCCCACGTGGCGCGGAAGTTGTAAGTCGCCACGAACACGTTGGCGACCACAATCTGGATGCGGCACAGACTCAAATCATGCTGAATGATTAGATCAGCGCCCGTGGTGGCGGTGAGAGAGCTTCGGACGTGGACGCCGAAGCCCGCGTTGCCGCTTGACCCAATGTTCGCGCTCTCGATGAGCGCCTCAGACCACTGATCTGCGGGCCACGCTATCGCGCCGTAATATGCCCGGTTGTCAGAGCTGGTTTTACTTGGCCGGGCCTTCCTACCCGCCACGTAGAAGTCGTTGTTGCCGGGAGGGGTTAGCCACCCTGAGCCATTCAGACCGACCCCGGTTCCTACCTGATTG